CAACAACTGTAACAAAGGAGATACTGCTGCTGTTAAATCAGCAATGCTCTTGATCAGAGTTTTAAAGCCTTGGTCATCAACTAATGAATTAAGAGTATCTTGAAGTGTTTCTTTTAACCGCCCCAAACTAGTTCCCACATCGTCAATACGCTGAACCGTAGAACTATCAAAAGATCCAAACGCTTTGCTAGCACTAGCTTCCAAACGTGCGAAAGTATTATCATTTCCCAACTCACGAAGCAAAGCCAGGAAGCGAGGGAACTGGCGGGAATCGTCCAAAAGACGACGACCGATATCGATCTTCTGTAAGTTGCTCAATTGAGATTGAGGACCTACTAAGGTAGTAGACAATTGGCGAAGTTGCAAGAGAATCGATTTATTAGTATCGACACCCAATGTTTTCAGCAAATTCTGTGAGCTTGGGCGGAACAACTGGTTCAAACCAGACTTGAAGAAGGTACCGAGCGATTCGGCCGATTCACGGGTAGCACCACGCAAAACGGAGAAGAGTTGAATAAACTCTTTAAGATCGCCACCAGCGATGGCGAACGAAGCACCGGCTTTACTAACTGCACCGAAGATATCTTGCGATTCAACTGCAAAGTCGGCAGAGAATTGATTGACTAAGTCCAGAATGTTACCAGTATCAGTTAACTTCAAATTAAACTGACCAAAGATGGCAAGCAAGCCTTCAGTGGTCTTTCCAATACCATCAAAAGTAGGTGCTAGGGGGACTTTTGCCAATTTTTGAGCAGTCTTTTCCAACTCATCAGCGTTCTGGAAACCGGCCTGTGCTAAGATCTTAACACCTTCAGCCAATTCACTCGGAGCCGTACCACTTGCTACTGCAAATGCACGTAAACTCTTAGCGAGTTTAGAGGTAGCCTCGTCTGTTGCTCCAATAACCTGTTGAACCTTGGTCATCTGCTTTTCAAACTTCAAAGCTTCATCAAAACCTGCGGCTAATGTACCAGTAATAGCGTACAGGATTTGGGCACCAACCTGAAAGGCGAGGAAGCGGCGAATAGCAAGACCTGCGGCAATGCCGAAGTTATTAACTGACGTTTCAGCTTGCACCGTACTTCTGTTTAAGGCATTTAATTCATTACGTGCCCTAGTTAAGCCAGAAGATAGATTCTGAAAGTTATCACCACTTCCACTAAGAGCTCCGCCTCCTCCCCCGCCGCCACCGCCTCCCCCGCCGCCACCCCCGCCGCCACCGCCTCCCCCGCCGCCACCGCCTCCCCCGCCGCCACCGCCTCCCCCACCGCCTCCCCCGCCGCCACCGCCTCCCCCGCCGCCACCGCCTCCACCGCCATCACCGCGTCCATCCCCGCGTCCGCGTCCGCGACCGCGGCCACCGCCTCCTCCGCCCGAGCCGCCACCGCCGCCGCCGGAGCCACCACCTCCCGATCCACCGCCCCCGGACCCGCCTCCGCCCGACGATCCGCCACCACCGCCCCCTCCACCTACAATTTCATTAAGAGCTTGCCTTAAAGCCTTGTCTTGTGCTTTCTTGACAAACGCAGGAGAAACATCCTTATTACCAATTCTTTCAGCTAAAATTTCATCTCTACGACGAATTAAATTCTCCGGAGAGGCTTTTCTAACTCTATCCAACGCTTTCGCCGTTTGATTGGAAACATCAGTATTTTTTAATCCAACAGACGCTCTTTCTTTTTCAACAAGTAAAGCTTTCTGCTGTAATGCTAATAATTTGCTTTCCGCATCTAACAAATGATCTTTTGCGGTTGCTTGTTCCGTATTTAGTCTAATTTGAATATCGCTGGCTACTTTAGCATTTTGTGCAGCAAAGTTCGCCGCCTCTTGCCGTGCCTTAGCTTCTGCAATACCTTCGCGTTTAATTGCGGCTAATTGTCGAGTTGCCCGTTGTTTATCATCAGCTGCAATTTGTCTTGCAGTCTCATCTCTAATACGGCGAGTTTCTTCAGTCTGCTTACGCTCATACTCTTGTTGAGCTTTTGCTGCTAAAGCTAAATTTCTTTTCTCTGCTTCTCTTTCTTCATGTGCTTGGCGTTCTTGTTCTTGACGAAGCGACGCACTGAAATTACGAGAAGCTTGAATGCTAGTGCGAGCTTCAACGTCTGCGACGATCCCAGGATTACTACTTGGAGAAGTAGAATTGGCAATTGTACCTTTAGCACTTGCAACTTTTCGTCTGCTTTTATCTAATTTATCAGCCTCTGTTTCTAAACTAGACACAACGCGACGAATTTGAGCCAATTCACCTTCTGCTCGTTTAGTATCAAAACCAATTAAAACAGCCTCGTTAAGATTACCGGGAGCCGCTTCACTAACACGCTTACGTAAAGCAGTGACTGCCCCTTCATAACGAGTTAATCCAATTCGTCCATCGGCTAAAGCTGTTTGAAGTTTATCAAGAGTTTGTAAAAAACCACCACCTTGAATAACATTTTGCCCACCGGCCACTTTGAATAAATTAGTTAGACCTTTGGTTGCAACACTAGATGCAACATTTAAATTTTGTAAAACGGTTTCTGCTCTAGCTACAACATCTAACGCTTTTTTAGCTTCTACACCTAAATTATTAAAAGGGTTATTTTTAAAAGAATTAGAACTTGCCCCAAAAATTTTATCTAGTTGACTTTCCAGAGTACCAGTATCAACCTGAGTAATCTTAAGAATTGTATCTAATGTGATTTGGTCAGCCATCCGTTAAGTTCCCATCCTAATAAAAGAAATAGAGGGAGAAAACTCCCTCTATTTAATACACTTTCTAGAGAAATTAAGGGCGAAAGGGCCTTACGGGGCTGAATCCGTAGGAGGGGTAATAATTTGAGTTGTATGGGTCGGTGGAGTATAAAGCGGATTTGTCATTACTTCGGATTCTCCACCGGTGCTAATAGTGCTAGTGAGTTGATTTGATTCTACAACTGGAAGGTCCCATCCGTCCGGCACCATAAGATTCCCATCAATATCGATAAGATTACCAAATTGATCAACAACATTATTTTGGGCATCTACCCATTGGCCCTTCTCATTAATAAGCTTGCCGTCTGAATCAATCAAATGGCCCTGTTTATTGATAAATCGACCCTTAGAATCAACAAAACCCATCTTCTTCAACCATTTGTTCTCATAGAGAACATTTTCAAGATCGGTATCCATACCAAGGGAAATCTTCACAAAATTAGTGACAATATCCCCATAATACTTAGCTTCTTTGTCATTCTTATATGCTTCAAAGGAAGGCCAGAAACGTTCGCCGGTTTCACCCACAATAGTACAAGCGTAGATGAAGAACTGAAAGCGTTCTTCATCAGCCTTAGCTTCTACAGTATCCTTAAAGTAATCAATCGTGTTCGACCCAATAGTCTGAAGCTCTCGACGCAACCGTTGCATCTCCATCGCAAGCTTAAATCCCTCATCAACGTTGATCTTTTTCCCATCAACTTTGGCTGATTTAAGCTGAACTTCTTTCTTACGAAGATCACTCTTCAAAGCGGTAGCCTTGGCCTGTTCTACCTTAGTATCAAGGAGTCCTCGTGACTCCAGCATCTTTTCAACTTCCAAACGAAGTTTACAACCATTATCCAAAGCAGCATCGAATGCCCTAGCATACCATTTAGAACTTTCTAAACGAATATCGGGGGAAATCGAAATACTCTTCAGTTCAACTTCCTTGTCTGCCCCATCCACAATTTTAAACGCTCTGTCCTTAATCATTTCTATCATCCTTATTCAAAATCATATACTTACCATTCAGCTTAATATCAAAATATTCCATTTCCGAGGCCATTCCACGAATTTGGTTATTCCCTAAATCTAATATATGCTTCCTAACAGCTTGAAATTCACCAGAATGTACTAATTCTGGAAATTCTTTTTCAAAGGCATCAAGTGCCCCTATAAAAGCTGTTCGCATACGAGTAGCGACCCGATCCATTAAAATCTTTTTATTAGGATCTAACACCATATCTTACCTTCCGGCTTGACCTTGCTGCTGATTTACCAGCATCTTAATTTCCCGTTTAACATCCGGTAAATCCATTACATCCACGACCCCGCCCTTATCCTTAATCGCCTTACTTCGACTCTTTAGTATACCCTTAGTAGATGGATCATTGAGATTATAAATATTTAAGGCATCTTCATAAGAATCTACCACGACGCCAACCTCTTGGCCATCACCCATAATCTTGTCGGCTTTGCCCTTATTTAAGTCTTTCTTACGTTTATCCGATTGAATTTTTAACCAACCATCGAAAAGGTAATCATTTTCAATAATTTCCTCACTAGGAGGGTCCATTGACTCATAACAACTATCGTAAATAATAGACCAAGTGGAAAGGGCTTTTTGATAATCTGTCCACTCTGTTGAAGGACCAGAAAAGATCGAGCCAGTTTTTAGAGCGGCCACCCACGAAGACTTCCAAGGTTCCGACCTAGCCAATTCACGTATAATTTTTTCGTTTATTGTATCGGTGAAATACACATCGCTAATAAGGCGAGAGATGAAACGGTCAACAACTCCCGTTCTAAATTGTTTGAAATCTTCCCACAATCTTTGTCCGTTTGTATCATATGTAAGGAGAAAGATGTAGGTCTTATACTGTTCCAGCCTGCTTATATATTCCGCAGTGGTTGTTAACAAACCATTCTTTCTAGAAAGAAGTTCGCTAAGGGCAGATTCTTGTTCTTCGACCTCTGCTAACAGTTCTTTACGTTTAGTTGTTTGAAATGAGGCTGTAACTGCCTGCATTTTCAATTCTGAAATTTGTTCCTGGATGTCTTTAATAAGAACATCTTTAGATTTTGTCCAAATACCTTTTTTCATAAGCAGATCGAGTACGTCTTGTTCTGTAGGGACAAAGGACTCAATTAGTTCTTCCAAAGCAGAATCGTAGACTCTTTGGGCAAACTGACGAGTTTTAGGGCGAATATCTTCGACCTTGTAGACTACGTCATTAGACGTAATCAAGGCGTAACCCGTTACGATCCGATCGAGGATTCTTTGACGTTCTTCGAAGGTCATTAAACACACGTCCAGCCGTCATAAGTCTTTTTAGTTTGCCCACGATTTAAATAACTTAATTTAGTATAAGAGAGATTCATCTTATCGGCAAATTCTTTTAAATTGTTTCCAATATGAACAATGCCATTAGGATCTTTCAGTAAATATGGAGCGGCATTTCTCGTGTGGCCTATTAAGCTTTTCCGCACTTTCTCATTATGTTCTGGAGAGTTGGGCACACCTTTTTTAGACTCACTAATTCTACGACAAGTTTCTGCGGTGTACGGGGCACGAGGCTTACCTATTTTTGCCGCAGAAAGTTTCGCTTTGTGTTCTTCTGTTAACACTTTTCCCTTATGAGCCCTGGAAATTTTTTCTTTAGTAGTACCTGTAGTATAAAGCTTGTTTTTACTAGTAGGTTCCAGATTATACAAATTTTGCATACCTAAAAAATCAATATAACATTGTTCTTTAGGAATGAGTTCTTCTTTAGAACACTGAGACAAGATGCATAACTCGAAAGCATCTGCCCCATATTTATTCCAAGAATTTTGTAATTTATTGTTTTCGTGAGTGTTGTTTTTTAGATGATTCCTATGTCCTTTCCATCTCCGATGGATATGAACACTAGAACCTATATAAATCCCACCACTAATCTTATTAATTATAAGATATAATCCTGTAATCTGCATAATTTCCTTCTTAAATTCCTCTGTCAATATATGCCATGGTTTTTCAACCATAGCATATTAATTTTATGGAAGCGTTAGATTAGCCGGGTCAGCGGCTTGGAATACAACTGTGAGGTCATTGTCATTCCGGTATGAATACGTAATCGTCACGTTACCACCACCGGTATCGCCACCGGTAGTATTAACACTAGTCAATCGATTTTTGCGACCAAGATCAATGATAACACCTTGAGTGGTATACCAACGAATAGCCTCATCTGCGGTATTGTCCCGATCTTCAAACGCGTCAACTGTGTCACCGTATTCAGTAGCAGTAATAGAAATTGAACAGGTCACTTCAACGGGAATATTCATATACCGGAAGTAAGCACCCTTACGTCCTAATTCGAGCAAATCTGTTCGACCAAGGTTTGCTGCAACCTGCACGTCTTGAACGTGGGCACCGAATTGGCCATTAGCTAACACGGGATTAACATAATATTGCAGACCACCAACGAGAAGTCCAGATGAACCAGGAATATCGGAAGGAATATAAGAACCAGAAGTAGCACCCATAAGAACATTCTGACGACGTTGTACGCCACCGGAAGCCGTCAGAGGTGAATCGTTGCCGTTAAACCATGTGGCAGGTGTCCACACCTGACCGGAGGCGGGAATGTAGTACTGTTTGTTATTTCCAACAAAAGTACAAGATTCAGTCATATTTCCATTAACAGGCATACCAAATGACCACTGTGACAGATAAAGTCCAGACAGCACAACGAAGCTCAAGGGAGTTCCTGTTGCAAAAGTCTGAGCAATGTCGTAATAAGCTACCGCTCCCATACACTTAGCCGTATTGAAACGGCCAGCGAGAGTGGCGGTGGTAGCCAAAGGACTAGCCAAGTGGCCAAGCAAAGATCTACCATCGATTACCTTGGTGGCAGTCAATTCAATGGCTGGCAAACCTTCTTTTTGGTCATAATTTGAAATCTGACCCAATTCTAAGATTGGTTCAATATTAAAATTGGTGTTAAATGAAACCGACTGAACGCCGTGAGCTGCACGATAACCAGTGGTTAGAATCGTGGTTCCCTCTTGGGCGAAACCTAAAGCGGCGATCGCGTAGTAAATACGTGGATTAGTAGCCATTAATTAAATCTCCAGAATATGCTATTTTAATATACACTTAAATTGGAACGGTCTGACACTCTAATTCGGCAAAAACCCTAGCAGTATAGAAGGGTAGGTCGGTATTCCGAAGTTTAATTACTTTAATGCCATCTTTAAACAAACCTTGGGACACTAGATAGTTTTCACTGTTATATTTGTAGTCCGCGATACCAGACACTAAAGTACCCCGATAATTTAAAGGTTTTGGGGCCTTTTGTATGTCATACATAGCTAAAGGACGGGATTCCATCATATAAAGAGTATCACAAAGCTTCTTTAACTCATTAGGATTGGTAGTTACAATATCGAATCTAAGCTTGGCTTTAGTCCATTTGTTGCGGCTTCCTAACTCGGTTGGTTTGGTAGAATAGCCATCAATTCCTACAAAAATGGCAGGAAGATGGGCTTGTAACATGGAATTATCAACGCCGCTGCTAGTAACTGTTTGAGGTTGAGTCCAATAATTACTGAAATACCGGTAAGTATAAGATTCCATTGGATATAACTGAACCGCCCTAATGGTATGGGGGCATTTTACCTGCGAACCAGCGGCCAATGGTGAATCAAAAACCACTGCTCCTTTATTAAAGTTGATGTGGTAACCAACTCCAGAGACATTGACTCCGGTGGGATAAGCAACTCCATTAACAGTAATTCCGGTGGGGACGAGAGGTTGTGAGCCGCCAGCATATTTAAGACTAATATTGGATTCCCAAACCCAGTTGGATTTTGATGCCGCATAATAGGTATATCCCGTAACAGATGGATTATTCACAAAGGGCACTAGTAAACTTTCATCTTGACCCTGATAATTAGTCTGGCCAAGGGCGATACTATAAAATCCTCCAACTTCTAATAAACCATAATTGAGAAAACCAAACACATTCTGTTGAATGTGATCTTCTAGGGTAAAATCTCCATAAAAATTTAATGAGTCTAAATTATACACTAGCAAATCCCTTCTTAATTGCCCCTATGATAATAGCCTTACTTTTGTCTTCCCACTCTGGATCTGTTGTAACATCGGCAATAAAGTTACCTTTTTCAGAAAACCGACTATAATCATCAATGTCCCAACCGATTTCTTCATCTCCAAAAGCAATCATCAAAGCACGCGAACTTCGGGAAACCGTCCGAGTACTTGCACGACTACTAATTTGAAATGTAATTTCGGCAGATACCATACCACCCTTCAATAACCACTGAAGCCAGGGTATCTCATCGCCCTTACTAGATGTATAACTAGCATTGGGGATTTGAAGCACTTCTTCAGAAATCTGCTTAGGAGAAAATTTGAAGCCGATAACGCCATTTGATGTTTGACTGATATCTGTGGCTTGAAACACATTTTCCCTAATAATATCTTTAATTTGTTCGATTGAGTCTGCGGCGAAAGCATCCGTTAAGCCTAAATGGGCCTGAGCGTCTTGTTGTACAATACCCGCAAAATCCCCTCGTAAGCCCTGAATTGCCATCGTCTCTTCTAATTTCTCTATAAAAAGCTCTTTTAGTTTTGGGACCGCTAATTGTTGGGCATCATACAGTACTTTAGGAAATATATCCTTATACATCTTCGCTTTAATAGCGTCCTGTACTACCTTCAAATTTTTGATACTGATTTCAAGTTTTGCCATTAACCATCTCCTGTTTGAAATATACAATGAGATATTGCTGGCCAAACAAACCATAATGCAAAGGGGTTTTTGCTAATACAAATCGCTGATCTTTAATCAAGAAATAAGCCGCTGATAAAATCTTCGACTTATAAGAAGTGTAACAATTCACTTTCACCAATTTAGATGGATCTAAGGTTTTCAATTCTTCCGGCGTGAAATCATTATTTACATTGCGAGGATTCCAATAAACCCTGCATGGTAAAGTCTCTTGAACAGTATTCTCTTTATAAGAGACTCCACGATCTGAAGCATTCATACCTTCATCCATGGAATTGATAGGAACCCGCCCACCGTATCTATCGAAGCTGCCGGGAGCTAAATACGTCTGGTTAGAAGGAACTAGTTCGGGCGAAACATAAACCAAAGTGATAGAACCTTGATTTACTTGAGAAATCATGGCATCAACGGTTTCAGCGTATCTGCTTGCTAATACGCCAGTTGGAATGGAAAGGGCCATTATCTATATTCTCCCTCGCGAGAAGGATAACCAAAGGGATAAAAGTTTGGTGAAGAATAGGGCGTTAATATAGCTAGGGCAGCAGGCATATTACCTTCCCTAAAGGCTGATAACGCTTCTTTGTATGCAGATAGCATATCATCCAATGCTAGTTTACTAGCATTTAACCCCGCAGTATTATCTATAGAAGAACGATCGTCTTGTATCTTATAACCACCAGTCACAGACAGTCTTTTATAGTTTGACTGTGAAGCAATTTTAGCCGCACCTAAAGCAATCAATAAGACAAAAGCTCCCGGTGCCCCATTAGTTGTTGGATCAGAAGTAATACTAGGGGTATCGTAATTAACCGTATAGGGTCCTAAAGTAATTGAAGTCCATTGAGCCAATTGAGTATCCACAATGCTTGTAGACATTGCAATCAATTTCTTTAACTGATCATCAGTCCAGGTGTAAGCGGACGAATCTAAATCATTAAGATAGTATCTTACTAAAGATACAATTGTGGTATCCCAAGCCATAGCGTATCCTTATAAAGAAAGACCTAGCATTAAATCGCTTCCAGCCCGTGGCAAATAACAAGGTATATTGGGCAATTGTGAAGCAACCACACCAAGAATAATGGCGGCGGCTCCACTTGTTTCTATTCCTTGTAACCTAGCCTCGAAATCTGCTCGTACACCAGCGAAATCGGTGAAATTACTCATGATAACCGTGGGGCGATAACCGGGTGTAATAGCATTTAACAAAGGACAAATTCCTTGATAAATACTTTGGTCAAAATAAGTAAACGGAGATAAAGAGTGACCCACATCACTTTTAATAGATTCTTGCCCCACTACTTTATTTCTCGGTCCCCATGTATTAGCGATAGTTTTAAACCAAGGAAAAACACTCATGTCGGGCGAAGCATCTAGAAAAACTCCGTCTACATAGTTAAAAATTCCATCGTCAAAATTACTTTGTAGTACAGCAAGCCCAGACGCAATATTACTACCTGAAGCGTTAGCTATGCTAAAGGTTGGATTATATCGATAAGTACTATCAATTAAACGTTGGGGACCGTTCCAAACAGCAGGATATTGATAATATCGCCCACCATATCCGCAATAGATATAAACTTTCAATCCTGTTTTTTGAGTCCATCTCTGAATTTCAGACATTGTATTACGCAAATTTGTTGGTAAAGTATCGAATTGATTAGACATCAAATCTTCGCCATTATCTGCATAACCCGTTATAGCCCACAATACTACTCCAGTATATCCCTTAGCAAGCAGTGTTTGTACTGGAAAACAAGCATCAAGTAATTCTTCCCAACCAGTGCATGTTTCTGGATGCACATTAGGGGCAGAATATCCACTAACAGAAACGGTACTATTTGTAGCGGGATTGAAAGCCCAATATTTACGTAAATTTGGTAAATTGTTATAACCGGTTGGAGCTTCTAATTGTGACAAGTAAATACCACACAAGCGACCATCGATTTTTGTCCCTAAAGTATGATTGTTATAAGCACCTTTTCTCCAATTAATATAGTTAGAGTAAGTACTAATTACAGTATCATCAGATATTGCTTCTGTATCAGATGCAGTTTGCACCCACACTTTAAAACTTCTAGATTCGCCAGGAAGAAGCCAATCATTAGGTGCAAAAGACGGATTTGCCCCTTGAGGCAAAGCGTAGTTCATGTTGAATTCTACATGATAAGAGCCTGTAGTAAACCCACCGACAACAGTACATTGCCTATCATAATTAGTTGAAACAGTGATAACCTGATTGGTATTAAAGATTAAACTAATGGCAGCCGTATTAAGTACGTTGCCCGGATATCCCATCGCTTGATATCCCCACCTATTAGCAGTACTTGTATGAGCGGAGGAAGGCAAACCTCGCAATTTAGAATCATTGACCCAAAATTGGGTCGAAGCCTTGGGATAAACACTACTAGCTACTGGAAGACCAATAACAATACTAGTGGCAAATAATGAATTGTTGGTAGAAGAAGTATTCGTGGCGACGAAAGAAATTTCAAGTCCACCAGGAATAACTGTAGTAGTTCTATTTAATGTAAAAGTACGATAATTCTCAGTATCCTCAAACTCTATAACGGGTTCGAAATTTGGACCGGTTAAAACTATACCTGTTGAAACAGCCATTACTTCCTCGCATGTTGCAATCCATCACCGACAATTGTGCATGTACCTGTGGCGGCAGCAACCCAAACTGATTCAATCACGGTATCTCTAAAAGACGAAGATTCGTCTGTTTTGATATAAATGGCTTTAGTCACATCCCAACCACTGACATTATAAGCGACGTAGGCTGGATTTGGACCTCTATTCACAATTGTAACATCTCGTAAGCCGAATCCAGATGCATTCGTGAAAATCATAGTACCAACGGTATTAATTAGAATACCTGTGCCCATACCCCACGACTCAATATTACTATCGTGGGCATTATTCCAAACCGTAGTGTTTGGGACAAAACCGCCAGAACCTTGTAACTGAGTGTATTGATATCCAAAACCACCGAAGGGCTTATGGAAGATGGAACCGCCCTGTTTGATATCAAGGCTATTAAAAATTTTGTTGATCATTTTGGATAAATCCTCTTTATAGAGGAATATACACTAATCGAGGACGATTAGGCTTACTAGAAAGGAGGGGTCGGTTAGGGCAATTGGGCCAGTTGTTTGGTATTAACAATCTGTCGTTTGCCCAAATCTTTTAGTAAGCAACCACAACTTACGGCATGGCCTTTCTTTAGGGCTGCTCCTGGATAGGAGCCAAAAACGCCACATCGACAATGACATATCCACCACCCTCCTTTTTTAGAGTTTGGATCTAATTTTTCCACGGTAAGACGGTTAAATGTCTGACCCGTTAGGTCTGTCCATTTGGGGAAACCAGGGAACTTATAGTTCCCATTTGTAGTTTTTGTTGTCATAGCGTGGGTTTAAATATTGTTAGCGAGGACGTCTTGTTTGAATTGATGGAATTGGTCAGGAGTGTTATCGCCTCGGCCAAAACGTGAATGTAAAGCGGTGTGATGGGGTTTGCAAAGCACTACACCATTGTTAATATCCAACGCTTTCTCTGGATATCTTGCGATAGCATAAAGATGGTGACACTCAGGATTATCTATACTATCACATATTTGACATTTGTATTTATCTTTCTCCAATACATGTTTAATCCATTGATTATACTCGTGGGTGGATCTGATATCATCATGCGATCCTCCTTTCCAAGAAGGACTTAATTCTCCTTTTTGAGCAAATCCTATTGCTCTAATATTATCTATAATCAAACAACCACAACTTGTAGTACAACCAGAGATCAAATTACCACTGTCTTTCACAGATATAATACCGCAATCACATTTCGTCTCCCATAAATAATAACCACGATTATTTTTACCAATTGTTTTCATAGCAACTAGTTTGCCAAAACGCTGATTAGTTAAATCTTTAAATCGAGGATGGGTTTGTTTTTCAAAGCAGTTTTGACAAGTTTTAACTTTCCCTCTCTTAATAATGCTTCCATTCATTTCTCTTTCTAACCCACATTGACAACGAATATTGTATAAACGTTTGCCGTGTTTATCAGTTCGTGAAAATGATAAGACGGTAAAAGTGCCAAAGGTATTTCCTATGAATATCTTGTCATTCTCTTCCTGTTTTTCTTTAATAACGCATTGGCGACATTTTGTGGATCGACCTAATTTTAGTTCAACGTAGTCTTGTTTACCTTTTATTCCACATTCGCATACCGTTTTACATTCAACGACATAACTACTATTCCGATCTGCTGATATAATAGTCCACTTTCCAAACTTTTCTCCAATGATTTCATTTATGTTTATTTTCATATTGTAATATGTACTTCAACTCGTATTTATATACACGGAAAATAAAAGAATCTGAAATTTCTTTCAGATTCCTTATTTAGTTTTTTAAAATTTAGCTTAAACGCTTGCCAAAATCGACTTCCGGTTGTCAGTGACAGAGAACCCGAGTTCTGCCCAGCCGTACCAGCCAGCCAGACCACGACGGTGCATCTGGACGCTATCATTGAACACCTGGACGTTTTCACGAACGGGCATTGCAAAGGTATCGCTGCGGGTCAGATCGAGGCCCACCAGGATTTCCAGATCGGAAACGCTGGTCAAATCGCCACCGAGGGTTGAGGTGAAGTAGGTTTGATACTCTTGACCCACGCCAAACTCATCCATAGCATGCAGCTTAACGCCGTAGATATTAATGAGATCGGAGTTACCATCGGGAGCGTAGAAGATATTCTTACGGACTTCATCGGGAATCAGATCAAGACCCCAAGAACGAATATCCATATGGGCTTCTGGGCTCATATACAAATCGGTCAACTTACTGCGATTCGGAGAAGCGGAGTTGCCACCGCCGTTACGACGCATATAGGTTGAAAGCAGGGTAATAAGGCGAGGGGTAAACTGACCCTGAACAGCGTTAGGATCGTTAACAATAACGTTACGATCGGTAGCCGCACCAATGACAGTCTGCCAACCATCATCACACATCTTCTTAGTGAAGCCTGCCTCCATGATCTCCATCATACGACTGATAACTGGCCAGTTAGCATCGCGAAGGAACTTCAGCGTGCAATCAATGGCGTTACCAATACGGTACGTAGGAACCATGAAGTAGTCAGCTTCAACTCGCCGCTCAGGAATGCGACCGTGATCGGGAATAACGTAAGCATAAAACTCACGTTCCTGACCAGGAGTCAACATATCAACTGGGAACTGGACGTGAGGATTGTTCTGGAAATCCCAAGGTGTGAAAACCCCACCAATGGTATCGCCCGACAACACGACTTCACGAAGGGGAGCTTGGATATTTTGTGCAATCACCATTGCGTTAGTGTTGCGTTCAGCATCATTGCTAGAAGCTGCCCCTTTAAAAGTGGCCTCCAGGACGGTGCGTTCTTGTGCAGTTAATTCAAATGACATAGGATACCTCTTATTTACCTTTTTAATTAAAGATCAACGCGAACTTTGGCGTATCCATCAGTGTCAGGATATGACAAGAAGGTACCCACGCGTGGGTAGCCAGACGCAGTATTATAACCAACACCAGCAATCAAGTTTCCACCCGAAGCCGCGTACGCGGGAGTCGGCAGAGAAACGCCATTCAATGTGTTAGCAACAATGAAGTTGGTAGACACAGTACCTTTCGTATAGACAGTTACCTTGTCACCCACTTGGGCTTCTGACTTGAAAGGATTCAAGAACTGGCGTGATTGGTCAATACTAACCACGTCGGTTGCGAGAATACCAATGGGGGTTTTACCAGATGCGGTAGCAGCGTACTCAATACGCTGACCAGCCGAGTCCATTGCACCACCAAAACCAGCCAAAATACCAGAGGGAAGAGAACCGGAGGCGACGGCACAAACTACACCACCGCGAGTTGCAGCGGTGAAGCCGAAGTATCCGATATCAGAAGCAATAATGTCACGATCACCTTTAAGAGCCATTTTTAATCTCGCTTTCGTTCAATTTAATTATACACTTATTTTGCAGCAGTTGAAGTTTTGACAGTGCGTAATTTCATATTTTTAGAAATAAAGTTACTCAAAATCGTATCAGTTGCGGCTTTTGCGTCTGCATTAGCAAGGGTAGCCGGGTCTGGCTTGTCAGCCAAAGCAGCAGCGGCCAAAACCTTGGCGGCTTCGAGTTTGGCGTCCTCGATAGCCTTTGCCTCAGCTGCCTTAGCATCCTTCTCACACATTGCCTCGTCCTTCTTAGGATCAGCCTTTTTTGCCATCGCGTCTTCAACAGCAGCCTTAAGCTTAGTTTCAGCCGCTTCAGCAGAAGCTTTGACATAATTAAAGGTTTCATCAGAAATTTCAGACAATTTAGCCAAAATTTCCTTTTCATCTTTGCCGAAAGAAGCGGTGGCATTCAGCTTATTCAGAACTTCAAAACGAGCCTTCGCTGTTTCGGCCTTCTGCATTGCGGCCACTTCTGCTTTAGAAGCAGCCAAATCTTTCTTAAGATTAGCCATTGAAGCTTCTAATTCAACATCAGCTTTAGCTTTGGCAGCTAAATCGGCCTGAAGTTTTGCAACTTCGGCCTTTGCCAGTTCAAGTTCAGTACTCATTGCAATTGTATCCTTTGATTTAAAATCAATCTTACTAGAGAGACTCTCAATCAAAGATGCGATTGAAGTCTTAAATTCGGCTTCGGTAATAAGTGACAACTTATCAATTCCTACAGAAGCCATCTGATCAGACGGTAATTTAACTTCGGCAATAGAATCTTTAATAGATGCGATCATGGCAACTATTACGGAATCATTGTTCGACCACTTAACATAATCACCATTTTTCATTGTTTTGGTAGATTCCATATATCAATTTTACCTTTGTTACTTAAATTTAATACACTTGCTAGAAGGAAATCATCTAATTGGGCAGCCGTTATTTTGGTATCTTTCTTTATTTTATGGGTAGAGACGTAATCTTGGGTTAAAATACTATCAAAATTACCCGGATTGTCTACAAATCCACCCCCTGTAACCGTCATTTCTTGTACCCAACGGCCAATTTTATACTCTTTAGCATTAATGTTGATAACGCCCGAACCACCGAAAACACGTAAGAACTTAGTCAATCCGGCTGTTAACTCATGCCGAGGCAAGAGCATAACCTGATCCGAACCGGCCTCCATAAGGCCATAGCCAAAATTATCAAACATACATTCTATAGAAAGAAATTTGGTTCCGGCATCAATTCCGGCCTTAATCTCCGCACAGTGGGTGGGCCACTGCTTTTCCCATAAAATCATCTCTACAGCGATATTAAATGATTCTATCCCGGAATAATCCCAAATATGATTCATATCGTCATCACAGGTATAACTATTAGTAATGACCCCAATAGTCTCATTACCAACTGATTCGTTACCCAGGTGGTTCATATTGACCGGTTTATATCGAGGAGTGTAACGGGCCTTCCAAGTATCATCCATCGTAAAAATATCATCATTACGATTCCAATTAGTAGATACGAGAATGCCCCGAACCCACATAAGACCCGCATCCATGGTCTTTTTCAGATACTCAGCTTCTTCCTTAGGAAGGGTCTTAGCTCTAATTTCTGCCTCTAAAACCCCATTTTTTGGTACTGTTGGATTGGGCAAAAGATTAAAACAAGCTTTCGTGCTTGCTTCAATTTTATCCTTTAATCCCAAATCGATCTCTTGTTGATAAATCTTCATTCTAAATTATACCCCTAACCAAGCTTCAACATAAGCATTGATGCGAATAATACGCTTTTCTTCATTATTAAGACGAGTAGCTCCAATTTCTTGGAAAGATTCTTGGCAAATATTTAAATAGCTGTCTATGGGACCTTTAACCTCAGTAGCCGCAGCCACTAAAGAATCGGCGGTTAATTCAACGAAAGGCTCTGCTAAGGGGAAAAGATGGTTTTTGGTTTCCTCTACAGACTTCTTTTGTTCAGATGTTAATTCCCTAACGTCTTTAATATTAAGATCGGCCAATGTAATTTCATTAACCAATTTGTCAATTTGATCATAGATTCGGGCAGCCTCAATAAAAAGGGCACCCTTTGTACGACCCGGCTTCTTCGGTTGACGAGTTCTTTGATAGCCATCCTTAGCGTTCTCAGGACGTCCATTCTTTTTCGTATCTTGACCCTTTTTCAAAGTCTCGTTGTGAGAATTCTCTTGTGCTTGTACTTTGATTTTCTTAATTTCATGAGTACGCTGGTCTTCGACTTGAGGATTGAAGAAGGGACCTGCTTTAGGACCAATCAAACCTGCTTCTCGTGCCTTGCTTTCACTTTCCAATCTTGCCCTTTCAATATCAGGAATTTCCTTAATACGTTCAAGGATTGTGGTATTTGAGAGCACGTCGCGATCTAATAAACCAAGTAGGAAGGTTTGATAGGCTCGTTCGTCATTTAGATTCTGATAGTTAAAACGAATATGGGGGCGTTTCTTGAAATTCATTTCTTCTTGAATTTCATCAATCTCATACTCAAGCCATGCCGTTAGACACTCGCGGCCATACTCGATTTTCTGAATTAAGTTCTTTAATCCTATATAAGGATTGCCACCACTGCCTGATTTGTCGCTTAATCCTAGCAAGACGCCGGGAACGCCAATACCAATCAGAATGTCGTTAATGTTAGGTTCTAAACTAGCCAAAGTGTCAATAGGAGGATAGAACTCCTTCAGTTCAATATCCGGCCCCCACAAAATGTCCATAGCACCGCCACCTACATTTGACTGTAAAATAGCGGCTAATTTAGTAAATTGAGCAGGGGTGGGCATCTTGTCAAGTTTAAGATCACCAATTTTCCATAACCTAATAACATTGATAATGCCGTCCATTGCCGACACTTTAGCCAACTTGATCTTGTTATTGTAACTAACATCGTTCAAAACAGAATATAAGAACGACTTAGCCCACATCTCTGTGTCATCTTTCTTATAGTGAGCTACATAAATTTCATTAGCAGGAAGTGGAATTACATAGGAACTGCCAGTCCCCTTCATTTCCCCACTCTTCAGTTCAGGAGGTAAAGAGTTGTAAACAGCTTTTTCAATTTCACTTTTGGCCCCCTTAATCTGTGTAACAATACTATAAGGAATCATAATTCCATATCGTTTCTTCACAGACAGGGTTGCGGCCTGATCACCGATCAACTTAATCGTGGCAGGGTCATAGAATACGTACCGAATAGGAATATTGAGATTCTGGGCTCCACGCACTTTAGGCATGGACATTGAGGCATATTGTCTACGAACAACAACATTACCACTTTTAAAAAGCCAATTTAAAAAACGTTCTGAACGTTCCTTTAGTCCAATCTTTTTAGACCAAGCCGTATAAAAAGCTTGAGGAATAGCATCGACATGCTCAATTTTGATACCGTCAACACCGAAATCAGACATCAGATCAATGACTGTACGCAAGACACCCACACTTTCGTAGGCCATCTTACAAGCTGACATAATTTGATGCTGGGACTCTTGACTACTTCCGCCAGCTCCAGGAATCGCTTCATTAGGGCGATAGTGGTCATAAACGTCCCTACCATAAGGCGGACGAATAGAAATTCCAGTATCAATGTTTTGATACATGTTAGCAGTTAGAAAGTCATTCTTTTCAAACTGCGTCTGATAACTTCCATAAGTCACTAATTCATTAATTGCGGGATTGGGATCTTTATTAGCCATATAATCCTATTGTGATGTTATCGTAATATACACTTAATAATATA